ATGAAGAAACAGTTAAGAATGTATTGACTGCAGTAACGATTGGATCAATGTTTCAGATAAGTTGTATTGCTATGATGGTTCTTGCTTTCTATTTAATAGACATCGGACTATGAATAAAGTTGAGAACTACAAAGCATTAATTACAAAACAGTTTGATGAACTAGAGGCTATGATGAATAAACAAATGCATCTTACAGATCCGCAAACCGTAGAAGAAAAAATGTATTCAATAAATTACAAGTGGCATTTTATATCCGAAGAAGATAGAGACTTCTATCAAGGATGTAGACACGCTCTTGACAACGGACTTAAGTGGTGAGCGGAGTATATAACCAAACATATTTCAATAACAGACCCAAAGAAAAAGAAAGAGAGGGTGTGTTGTATGGAGTCATCTTAGTTAACCAACGTACGTTTGAACGTGAATGTATCAAGGTTGGAATCGCTAGTGGCAAAGACTGGCGGCATGTTGTCAAAAGAAGTCGTGGTTTTAAAGGATATGATTTACGTATCCAGCGAACTTATCACGACACCATTTATCGGTGCTGGCAAATCGAGCAGGCACTTCATGAGGAGTTTAAAGACGATAGTTATTCCCCGTCCCAAAAATTTGGTGGGCATACAGAGTGCTTTAAAATTTCCTCTCTTATTTTATCCCAGTTCCCGAAAAATAATTCTTGACAAATGGTTCGCCGTTTGTTATAATATTATCATATTTTAGAGAAAGAGAATAAATGACAGAAATAATACCACCGACAAATTGCCCCGCTTGTAACAGCGTTCTCGAATTTGTAGGTGATCAGTTATTCTGTCAAAACTCCTCTTGCTCTGCAAAATCTGCAAAGCGTCTTGAACACTTTGCAAAAACCTTAAAAATCAGAGGACTCGGTCCCTCAACTATTGAGAGACTTGGTCTTAATGATTATGAAGATATTTATTCGTTAACCCAAGAAGAAATATCTTTTCTGTTGGATTCAGAGAAACTAGGTACGAAACTACACAATGAGATACAGAAATCAAAGAGTGTCGACCTTACAACTCTCCTTCCAGCTTTTTCGATACCGCTGATTGGCTCAAGTGCATCCAATAAATTAGCGAAACACATCTCATCTATAAATGAGATAACCCCAGAGATATGTAGCGAGGCAGGTCTGGGTCCGAAAGCGGCGTCGAATCTTCTTGATTGGTTAGAAAACTTCTATATCTATCAACAATACTATAACCTACCCTTTACTTTTACTTGCGAAAAACGAGCAGAGGTCACTAACACTGACACTAAGGGAACAGTTTGCATTACAGGAAAGTTAAAAAGCTATCCAACTAAAGCCGCCGCACAACAAGTATTAATAAAGAACGGCTACCTAGTAAAGGATAATCTCACAAAAGATGTAACTATCTTAGTTAATGAGAGTGGTATAGCAAGTGCGAAAACCAAGAAGGCAGAAGAAATGGGTATAACAATAAACCAAAACTTAAAAGAACTTATTTAGGAAAATTAAATCATGGCATTACCAAAATGGACAGACGAAAGGACTCAATCTCTAGTAGATTTCGTAGGAAGCGAGAGCCCAATATCCCAAGGAACAGTTGCAAATGCAGCCGAGCACTTGGAAACATCAACCCGTTCAGTCTCAAGCAAATTGAGAAAGATGGGTTTTGACGTTGAACTAGCTTCAGCATCAGCAAGCAAGTCTTTTTCAGACGAGCAAGAAGCAACTTTACAAGCATTTGTTACAGACAACTCAGGTTCTTACACATATGCTGAAATTGCAAGCAACTTTGAAGGTGGACACTTCTCAGCTAAATCAATCCAAGGAAAAATTCTTTCTATGGAATTAACAGAGCATGTTAAACCTGCTCCTAAAGTTGAGACAGTTAGAACTTATACTCCTGAAGAAGAAGGCACATTTGTAGAGATGGTTAACGGTGGATCTTTCGTAGAAGAAATCGCTGACGCTCTTGGCAAATCTGTTAATTCAATCAGAGGTAAAGCTCTTTCACTTCTAAGAAGTGGCGAAATTAACGCTATTCCAAAGCAAAAAGAAACTAAAGGATCAAGCAAAGCTGACGTACTTGCTGATATCGATATTACTGACATGACTGTAGAGTCAATTGCAGATCAAATCGGTAAAACAGTAAGAGGCGTGAAAACTATGTTAACAAGACGTGGTTTACAGTGTGCTGATTACAACGGTGCAGCTAAAAAAGATATCGGTTAATTACTGAATCTTTAAGATTAGTTACGGCAGGGGTTCGCCCCTGCCCATTTTTTTATACTTTTGAGAGAGTTATATAGTGAATATTGCATCAGCGTTACTGAAACAGATTATAGTTCAGAAAGATTTAGACACATGGTCTAAGTTAAAAGAACATTACCTTCCTGGTGAATATCAGTCAATATTCCGCATCCTTGATAAACACATAGATAATTATCAAGACCTCCCCCAATTTGAAGATCTCCGATATGAAGTGCGAGATCGACAACTTTCCGAAAAAATATTCGCAATCGAATCAGTTGAAGTCGAAGTAGACGCATGGCTTTTACTTGATTATCTCAAAAATGAATATGCACAAGTAGAAATTCTAGATGAACTTGATACTTACATTGACAACACAGTTGCGATGGCTAGTGCAGAAGAAAACATAGAGCAACTCCAAGAAATAGTATTAAGGGTAAGTGACAAGGTAGATGTCAAGCCACCCGAAGAAAGTATGCAAAGCATATCTTTATTCGAGGATGACAAAGAACTATCGAGGTATTTACCCTTAGGACTTAATAGTGAGTATGACTCGCAAATTCAGTTCTCCCCCAAAGATTTAGTGCTAGTTGGCGGGCGACGAGGAGCAGGTAAATCAGTTACCTGTTGTAACTTAGCAGCAAACGTTTACGATTCAGGTCGTAGTGCGCTCTACTTTACTATAGAAATGGACAGCAGATCAATCCTTCAAAGGATATGTTCTGTTTCAACAAAAATACCATTAAAAAGACTACGCAGTAAAATGCTATCCGCTGAAGAGTGGAATCTAGTAGGCGGCTGGTGGGCAGGTAGATTTGACGGTGGGCATGATTTATTGCCAGAGTTTGTGAAAACACATGACTTTGACACATTTCATAAAAACCTAACAAAACTACCTCTCCACAAAGAAAAGCAATTGGATGTCATTTATGATCCAGCTTTAACTCTCTCAAAAATACAGTCAGAGCTAGACAAAAAAGTCAACCAACTTGATGTTGGTGTGGTTATTGTTGATTATCTTAACCAAGTCAAACGCCACAATGCGCCAAGTCGTTCAGGTCAATATGATTGGACAGAACAGATTGAAGTCAGTAAGAAAATGAAATTATACGCTCAAGAATATGAAACTCTATTCTTTGCCCCATATCAAACAGATGCTAGTGGAGAGGCTAGATTTGCAAAAGGTATACTTGATGCGGCAGACGCTGCTTATGCTTTGGAAACTTGGGATCAGCAAGATGAGTGTATGACTTTTAATTGTGTAAAAATGAGAAGTAACAGAATGGAAAGCTTCACAAGTGCAGTAGACTGGGAAACCTTGAAGATTGGTCCGCAGTCGGCACTTAACCCCAAAGAAAAAGAAAATATAGAAAACAGTATGAAAACAGGAGAAGATGTAGATGACATTTAGATGGCAACCATGGGTTTTAAGCCTATACATATATGGGGCATTTGATCCCTTAATTTTAACCATCGCTGCATTAGTAAACAGATTATGATTTTATATACAGAAGCACAATTAATGATAGCATATACTAGATATGTGCGAAAACTAGGAGAGTCAAGAATTAAAGTGGCGACTCCTACAATAGAGGAGTTTCGTAATATTTACGAAACAGAGTTAGAAGAACAACTATGGGATCAGTTAGATGACTAAAACAGAGAAAGCCGCATTACAAGAATCTGTACTACAGGTAGGCGCTGCTCTTGTTATTAACTTTCCATTACAAACATTCCTACTATGGTTATTCATAGAAAGATGGGGATGGACAAGTGCATTTTTGATATCACTAACAACTACTTTTATATTTACAGTAGTTGCATTGATACGAACATACATGATTCGTATGGAAATTGAGAAGAGACGCAGACATGGCTTATGGAGAAAAGTAAGGAATGGCGGCAGATAGAATCAGTAAGGAAACGGCAGAGTTAGTAGCTCTGCCTCCCTACACATGGGAAACACGATCAGTTAAATTTCTATTGAATCAGAAAAAGATTTATCAGAATATAGAACGAGTACCCATAAACGAACCACTATATAATAGTATAGTAGAACATGGCATAAAATCTCCAATATTATGTATGCCAAACTATTATCCAATCGCAGGGAGCCAAAGAATGAGAGTGATGTGGGAGATAGTAAGAAAACACCATGATGGATGGATGTTTAAAACAATGAGTATTAAAGTATGCCGTTTTGATAAAGAATGGTGGAATATGTTTTACTTGTGGGGAGATAAAAAAGAACGAGATCGAATTATTGCAATTTGGTTTCAAATGGTAGAACTTGCTTGGAAAAGTAAGTACTACGAGTACGACACAGATCCAAGTGGTAAAGCTATGACAGACTTTGAAGAACTTGGAGATCAATTAAAAGGATGGAAACACAAACAATGATAAAATTATTAACAGCAATATTTGGACTAGGGGTAGTATCGTCAGTTCTATTTGGATTTGACTTCTTAGTACCAATACTATATAAACTTAATGGCATGTGGGGATTCTTATTACTTCTAATATGGATAACTCTATTACAACTAGAAGATAAAAGATGAAAGTATTTTTAGAACACTTTTTCTATGCATTGACTATGTTTATAGTATTACTTATACCAATTATTGGTATAGTATTAATGTTGGATGCAGTAGCTAAATGACAGTAGAAGAACTACTACAAGAACGAAAGATACAATACAAGTTGTCTCCAGCAGACTGTATTGTAGCATGCTTAAATCCTGAGCATGACGACAGCAATCCTAGTATGAGGATTGATAGAATTACTGGAGTATTCAACTGCTTTTCTTGTGGGTTTAAAGGTAATTTATTTAACCACTATGATGCTCCTTCGAATCCGTTGGATATTCGTAGAGAAAAACTCAGAAGAAAAGTAGAAGAAAAAAGAGCATCTTCCGTAGGATTGAAGATGCCAAAGAATTTTATGCCCTATGTAGGAAATTGGAGAGATATATCTCCTGACTCTTACAAAAATTTTGATGCCTTTGTGCATCCAGACAAACCATTTACAGGCAGAATTTCTTTTCCAATCAAGGACTTGACAGGGAGGATAGTGGCATTTAACTGTAGAACACAGTCTATGACTGATGTTCCCAAATACTTAATCCATCCCCCAAAGGCAGTATTACCACTATTCCCTGCTCGAGTCCACCCTATAAAAGGTAGAGTAATATTAGTAGAGGGTATATTTGATATGCTAAATCTACACGACAAAGGATTAGAAAATGTTGTGTGTTGTTTTGGTACTAGAAATGTAGATATCGAAAAACTAAAACTACTCAAAATGCAAGGTGTGGAATCAGTAGACATACTATTTGATCCAGACGAAGCAGGACAAGAAGCTTCAATCAAGATACAAGAAATGTGTGAGATTGCAGAGATATTGTCAAAGAATGTAAAAATACCGATTGCTCTTGGGGATGCTGGAGCACTCAACAAAGAAAAAGTAAAACAATTAAAGGAACAATTATATGGCTAAAATAGCACTAATAGAAAGTAAACCTAGTCGAAATGACTATGTAAAACTTTTCAACAACGAGTTTGATTTTGACAAGTATGAATTATGCTCTGATCCTACAGTAAAGAAAGTACTAAAACGAGACTGCGATATTGAAATAGATATTGATGCTTATGACTGGCTTATACTTATAGGCTCGGAGTCATTAAAATTCTTTACAAATCAAAACTCAGTCACAGAGTACAGCGGAAGAGTTGTAGATGATAAATTTCTACCAGTAATAAACCCAGCAATGATAACATTTAAGCCAGAGGCGAAGAAAGTTTGGGATGAATCTAGTAGTAATATTACGAAGTACATTAAAGGAGAACTCAAACAACAGAAACTTGGAGAGGATAAATGTTATGGTATTACAGAAAGCGCAGACTTATATGTATTTCTAGACAACGCACTGAATCACGAAAATGATTTTGTAGCACTTGACTCAGAGACTTCAGGTTTATACCCACGAGATGGATATATGCTTGGTATTAGTTTATCTTACGAACCAGAGCATGGCGCATACATTAGTACAGATTGTATTGATGAAAAAGCCGAGCAACTACTACAGCAACTCTTTGATAAAAAGAGAGTAGTATTTCATAATGCTAAATTTGATTTGGCTTTCTTTGAATATCATTTTGGATTTAAGTTTCCAAGATTTGAAGATACTATGTTACTACACTATATGCTAGACGAGAATCCAGGCACACACGGTTTGAAACAGTTATCCCTCAAGTACACACCTTATGGAGATTATGAGAAAGGTATGTATGAGTGGATAGATGATTACTGCCGTAGAAATGGTATACTCAAAGGTAGTTTCAGTTGGGATTTGATTCCTTTTGATATTATGCAAGACTATGCCGCAATGGATGCTGTTTGTACTTTCTTACTCTTTCAGAAGTTTGAAAATGCTCTAGTAAAGAATGAAAGACTATATGGAGTATATAAAGATATTCTTATTCCAGGCTGTAGATTCTTAACAGATATACAAGATACTGGTGTGCCTTTTGACAAAGAAAGATTGCAGACATCTTCAGTGCTTATGCAAGAACAAATTGATGAAGCTATTGCGAAGTTATATACTTATCCAGCAATTAAAGAGTTTGAACACAATCAAGGCAAAGACTTCAATCCGAATAGTACAATGCAACTTCGAGGACTATTATTTGACTTCTTAGGGCTAAAACCTACAGGAAAGAAAACAGGAACAGGAGCACACAGTACAGATGCTGAAGTTCTAACCCAACTTGCAGAAGAACATGAAGTACCACAATTAGTATTAGATATTCGTCAGAAAGTAAAAATTAAAACCACTTATCTTGATAAGATATATCCACAGCTTGATAAAGATAGTAGACTTCGTACTGGGTTTAACTTACACGGTACAACATCAGGTCGTCTATCTTCTAGTGGTAAAATGAATATGCAACAGATACCTAGAGACAATCCAATTGTTAAAGGATGTATCAAAGCTAATCCTGGCAAGAAAATAGTTGCAATGGACTTAACAACAGCAGAAGTTTATTGTGCAGCTGTACTTGCAAATGATAAAGCATTGATGGAAGTATTTAAAAGTGGAGGAAACTTTCACTCAAACATTGCAAAGCTCGTGTTTAATCTTCCTTGTGAAGTAGACGAGGTTGCAGAACACTACAGTACACAAAGACAAATGGCTAAAGCTGTAACTTTTGGTATTATGTATGGAGCTGGTCCAAAGAAGATTAGTGAACAAGTTACCAAAGACAGTGGCACATACTTTAGTATGAATGAGGCTAGTGCTGTTATTAAAGATTACTTTGAACAGTTTCATGGTCTTAAGACTTGGCTAGACTCACAGAAAAAGTTTATTCAAGATAATGGATTTATATATTCTCACTTTGGTAGAAAGAGAAGATTACCAAATGTGTTCTCTACTGATAAAGGTATTGCATCACACGAAGTAAGGTCTGGAGTAAACTTTCTAGTACAATCGATTGCATCTGACGTAAATCTACTTGGAGCAATTGATGCTCACAATATTATTAAACAAGATGGTAAAGAAGATAAGATGAAAATCTTTGCTCTAGTTCATGACTCTGTTTTGGCAGAAGTTGATGAAGATTGGGTTGAGCATTATCAGTTTATACTTAAAGCTTGTATCCAAAAAGACAGAGGTATGTCTATTCCAGATTGCCCAGTTGGATGTGATTTTGATATTGGAGATGATTACTCCTTCGGAAAGTTTGAAAAGAAGTATGAAACTCTCTGATATACAGTTTCCAATCTATGTTGTACATACTGATGAAGTTGTACGACAGGATGGGATACTCTGGTGTGAAGGAGCTGTTATCGATGACAGAAATACAATAGGAAGTTCACTTGGAGAAAGAAGATTAAAGACTCCCATGAAACATTTATACGATTTAAAGTATCAAATTGATGATTTTAGTGGACTAATAAAACATAGAGGAAGATTCTATGTAGATTCAAATGGAAAGTTTTTCATTTATGAGAAAAGTAAAAGTGCAAAATTGAAGTACCACTTAATAGGAAAGTTAGAACATAAAGATGTTGCTACTCTTATGTGGATTCAAGGTATACCGTTTCCTTTTGAATTACCACGACCACCTGCAATGACTATGCGTTATGCAGGTATTTTATATATAAACAACAAACCCTCTTTTGTATATGATTTTTCAGAGACTATAAAGAAAGATAGCTGGAGAAAAGTATGATGAAATTGGGTTTAAATAACTGGAGAAAATAAATGGCAAATCATGTATACAATTATGTAACAGTAAGTGGAACTGATGCAGTAGTAGATAAATTTTCTGAAATAGGAAAGAATTTTACTCACCAAAGAGAAATAAAAGATTGGGAAGGCAATCCCATGACAATCAATGAATTCAAAGGAATAGAAGAACTTGACTTTATGCCAGCATATGATGAAGATGATAGCTATAATTGGTATTGTAAGTATGTTGGGGCAAAGTGGTGTCATATCG